GGTCCAAGGTCAGACCATCAACGCCCGACCCACGCTGACCATCAACAAGCTGCCTCAGCACGTCAAGCAGATCACCAACGAGCAGCGGATGAACCGCCCCGGCATCAAGGTGATCCCGGCCGACGACAAAGGCGATGTCGAGGTGGCTGAGGTCTACAACGGCGTGATCCGTCACATCGAGTACATCTCCGATGCTGACGTGGCCTACGACACCGCCTGCGAAAACCAAGTTTCCTACGGCGAAGGCTACATCCGTCTGCTGACCGAATACTGCGACGAGAGCACATTCGATCAGGACATCAAGATCGGCCGAGTGCGCAACAGTTTCTCGGTCTACATGGACCCGCTGATCCAAGACCCCACCGGTGCAGACGCCCGCTGGTGTTTCATCACGGAAGACCTGACCAAGGCCGAGTACGAGCGGATGTACCCGGACGCCGCCCCCATCTCGACCCTGATGTCGCTGGGCGTGGGCGATCAGTCGATCAGCAACTGGCTCAACGAGAACACAGTCCGCATCGCCGAGTACTTCTACATCGAGCACGACAAGGCCACGTTGAACCTGTACCCCGGCAACGTGACTGCGTTTGACGGCACACCCGAGGACAAGTCGCTGCGCATGATGTTCGGCAAGCCCCTGCGCCAGCGTCAATCCGACCGCAAAAAGGTCAAATGGTGCAAGATCAACGGCTACGAAATCCTCGAAGAACGCGATTGGGCTGGTCAGTACATCCCTGTGGTGCGCGTGATCGGCAACGAGTTCGAAGTCGATGGTCGCCTGTACGTGTCGGGCTTGGTGCGCAACGCCAAAGACGCCCAGCGCATGTACAACTACTGGGTGTCGCAGGAAGCCGAGATGCTGGCGCTGGCCCCCAAAGCCCCGTTCATCGGTTACGGCGGTCAGTTCGAGGGTTACGAGACCCAGTGGAAGACCGCCAACACCCAGAACTGGCCGTATCTGGAGGTCAATCCAGACGTTACAGACGGTCAAGGCAACATCCTGCCCCTGCCCCAGCGGGCACAGCCTCCGATGGCTTCCAGCGGCCTTTTGCAAGCCAAGGCGGGCGCATCGGAAGACATCAAATCGGCCACTGGTCAGTACAACGCTTCGCTGGGTATGACCAGTAACGAGCGTTCCGGCAAGGCCATCCTTGCGCGTCAGCGTGAGGGCGACGTAGGAACCTATCACTATGTGGATAATCTGGCCCGCGCTATTCGCCATGTTGGCCGTCAGTTGGTGGACCTGATTCCCAAGATTTACGACACCGAGCGGATCGCCCGCATCATCGGCGAAGATGGTGAACCATCGACCGTCAAGATGAACCCGATGCAGCAGGAACCGGTCAAGAAGATCGTGAACCCTGAAGGCGTCGTGATCGACAAAATCTACAACCCGGCCGTCGGCAAGTACGACGTGCGTGTCATCACCGGCCCCGGCTACGCCACCAAGCGTCAAGAGGCGCTGGAGAGCATGGCCCAACTGTTGCAGGGCAACCCGCAACTGTGGAGCGTGGCTGGTGACCTGTTCGTCAAGAACATGGATTGGCCCGGTGCCCAAGACCTTGCCAAGCGGTTCCAGAAGACCCTTGACCCCAAGGTGCTGGCCGACGAGGACAACCCGGCTCTGGTGGCTGCAAATCAGCAGATGGAGCAAATGGCCCAGCAGATGCAGGCCATGCAGGCCATGCTGGAGAACGTGCAGCAGAGCATGGAAGCCAAAGAACTTGCCATCAAGGAGTTCGAGGCCGAGGTCAAGGCGTACAGCGCCGAGACACAGCGCATCAGCGCCGTACAGGCCAGCATGACCCCCGAGCAGATTCAGGACATCGTGATGGGCACCATCGCGGCTGCGGTGGACACCGGTGATCTGGTGGCCGGTGCGCCTCAGATGGAACTGCCCGCCGAAATGCCCGAGCAAGGAGAGATGAATGAAATGCGCTGATTTCGTGGGTGAGTTGTTCTTGGCTCGGGATGTCGCGCATTCCGTTCACCTGAACACTCGCAGCTATTCCAAGCACAAAGCCCTGCGTCACTTCTACGAAGACGTGATTGAAGCAGCCGACAAGTTCGCTGAAGCCTACCAAGGCCGTCACGGACTGATCGGTCCCATCACGCTGCGCAGCGCCCGCAAGACCGCCAACATCATTGAGTTCTTGGAAGACTCCCTCAAGGAAGTTGAGAAGATGCGGTACGAGGTCTGCGAAAAGACCGACACCCCGATCCAGAACATCATCGACGAAATCGTCGCGGTCTATCTGTCCACCCTGTACAAATTGAGGTTCTTGGCATGAGCATCGAAGTCGCATCCATGAGCCAGTTTGGGCGCACTGAGCCTTTTGGGCTTCAGGTTGCCCGTGGGCAGATTCCGTATCACCAGTCGATCCAGATTTTTGGCTACAACCCAGACGTGGACACGACCGAGGAATCGGTGTGGCCCGATGGTGGCGTAGTGCCCCATCCCACGGTGGCGTCGGTTTTGAAGGTCAGTTCGACCAGCGCCAGCGATACCTCCGCAGGGACTGGTGCCCGCACGGTATTCATCGGCGGCTTGGATGGCGATTACAACGTGATCGGCGAGACCATCACGCTCAACGGTCAGACCGAAGTCAACACCACCAAGTCGTATCTGTACGTCAACGAGTTCTACGTGCTCACTGTTGGTACCGACGGGCACAACGTCGGAACCATCAACGCTGGCACCGGCACCGTGACTGCGGGCGTTCCTGCTGTTCTGTACGATCTGATTGCACCGACCTACAACACCCGCACCACCGCGCACTACTGCGTTCCCGTGGGCTACACGGCCTACATGGTCGAGGGCATCATCACCACGGGTCAGCCTTCCGGCAGTTCTGCTGTGACAGGCTATCTCAAGCAGCACGGCACGGATGGCATTTTGCGTGTTGGGGCCGTGGCAACCCTGAACAACGGGTCCGTGCAGTACGATTTCAATCCTGCGTACAGAATCCCGGAAAAGAACTGTATTGGTGCCACAGCCATCGGGTCAGCGGCCAACAATGCCGTCAGCACCTTCTTCAATCTCATACTGGTCAAAAACGTAGGGTAGTGTTTACAATACCCGCATAAGGAGCCGAAATGGAACTCTTGAACCCTCTCTCAAAAGCCGACTTTGCGGCTCAAACCGCATCCTATACGGGCACCGCAGGCTCTACGACTGGCTGGAACGCTGGTCCTGAGGGCGTGATGGTCTGGTCTGACCAGCCCTGTTACATCGAGGTCGGTGAAGGTGCTGTGGCAACGACTGCCAGCACCCCGATTCCCGCCTACACCCCGATTCCGTTCAAGGTGCCTGTGGGTGCCAGCGGCATCTGGCGTGTGAGTGCCATCCAAGTGTCTTCTGGCGGCACGGTTTACGCCAAGCCGATCAACACAAAATGAGTTTCCTTGCTGCCCGCAACGCCATCGGCATTGGACTAGGTGGCATCCTTTCCCTCTTTGGCGGCCGAGGGTCTGATCAGGCCGTCGGCAACCTTCTTTGCGAAAACGGCGACAACCTCGTGCAAGAGGACGGTGGCCTGATCCTGTTGGAGTAACCCACGATGTCCGTCAGTCTTTCCCCTATCGCCGGTGCAGGCTGGCAGTTTTTTGACAACAACGGAACTCCGTTGAGTGGTGGAAAACTGTACACGTATGAAGCGGGCACCACCACACCCGAGGCAACATACACCACCTCGTCCGGTGGCACCGCTCACACCAATCCTATCGTGCTTGATTCAGCGGGTCGTGTTCCGGGCAGTAGCGAAGTGTGGTTGACGGATGGACAGTCGTACAAATTCATCCTGAAAACAAGTGCCGATGTCCAGTTGTGGAGTGCCGACAATGTGTCCGGCATCAATGACTTCAGTAGTCTGCAACCGATTATTTACAACAGCACGGGTGACGGCACAACTGTTGCATTCACTTTGGCGAGTGCGCCAGCTAATGAAAACACGACACAGGTATACATCAACGGCCTGTATCAGCAAAAAAACACATACTCTGTGGTGGGTGTGACACTGACTTTTTCAGAGGCACCTCCTTTAACATCCACAATCGAAGTTTCCTACTTCTAAAGGTTTGTCATGGCTGATTTAAAAATTTCTCAACTTTCTTCCGCAACAACACTTGCTGGTACAGAAGTCGTACCCGTTGTTCAAAGTGGATCAACCAAAAAAACAACCATTGACCAAATCCTCTCGCCCGCCGCAGGCAAAGGCATCGACTTTTCCGCAAACGGTGGGGATGTCCTGACGCAGTACGACGAGGGTACTTGGACGCCTTCGGATCAAAGCGGCGCAGGACTGACGTTCACCAGCGTTGATGGTTACTACACTCGAATCGGGCGGCAAGTTTTTGCTCATTATTACATCACCTATCCCGTAACCGCAGATGTGTCGGGCAACGTGATTGGGGGGTTACCTTTTACGGCAGCAAATACTAATTCATCTCGCGGCGGCTCAACACTTACATACAGTGAATTTAACACTGTGTCGTCGATTTACGGCCCGAAAAACAACACGTTGTTCTCCGTTACCGATGGTGTTGGTAACGCTCGCACAAATGCGGTAATGAGCGGTAAGACCATCATGGGTTGCATCATTTATTTCGTCTAATCGGAGAACAGAATGCCTTTAACAAAAGTATCCTATTCCATGATTACTGGTGCGCCGGTAAATATCTTGGATTTTGGAGCAGACCCAACTGGTGTGGCAAATAGCAGCCCCGCCATTCAAGCGGCAATTAATTCTTTACCTTCTGGTGGCGCAATTTACTGTCCAACTGGAACATACTTGCTTGACAGTACGATTACTTTTCCCGAAAGTGATTACTTTAAATTCTATGGTGACGGCTCAATAAGAACCATCTTTACATTTGATGGAACCGGAAACGCAATTGAAGCGGCCAGCAACACAAGCAATCGCATCCGTGTTCACATGGAAGGATTCTTGTTGCAATTGGCTGGTGGCAACACAACTGCAACCAATGGCATATTCATGAAGAACTGCCAGTATTCTTCTGACTTGGTTGACATTTGGGTTGAGGGCTTTAGGAAAGCTGGCACACAAACCATTGATGGTTACACGTTTTACTACTCTGGCATTGTTGCCATGTATTCGTGGGGGCTGTGCTGGAGAAAAGTTGAGTGCAGAAGCAACGGCAACGGCATGACGCTGATTCAATTTAACAGCACAATCCTAAGCCCAAATTGTTTGAACAACGACCAAAACGGTTTGTATTTGTGGGATGGTGTGACGACTGTGGTCGGTGGTGTGTTCCAAGGTAATGACGCAGCCAACAACTCAAACGCATCGTCAACCGTTGCAAACGCAGAACTTGTTTGTTTGGGTGGCAACAGCACAATCGATGGTGTTTATTTTGAGGGTGAAGGTGTCAACCCACCTTGGACAATCATTGTTGACGGAACAGATGCCAATAATCGTTCATCTGGAACAAAGATTGTTAATTGCAACATTACCCGTTCAAGTGATACAGCAAAGGTTCGTGAATGTATTTATGTCAGATACGCTGAAGAAACAGTTATTGAAGGCAACACCATCACACCAACTGCTGTTGACGGCACTGCTGCTGCTGCCATCTCGCACATAAAACTGTTTGGCGTATCTTTAAACACCCGTATTGGCCACAATTCCTATCGTGGCAGACATTGGGGAACAGGAGTTTTATATTCTTGGTTGCCAAAAATTATCAATACATCAGGATTGCCAGCCTACAACTATCCATTCGCGTCAAACGATGGTGGGTTAAAGACAGTGCAAAAGCGTTTGCGCTTGGAACACTACTATGCGTCACCGACTGCTAACATGGCAGCGACAGCAGCGCCTGTGCCTGGAACGATAGTAAACCGCCACAATTTGACAAGGCTTGTATGGTTGACAAACGTTCAAGCGTTGGTTGCCAATAGTCTGTCGGCTGGTACGTTCACCGTCAAGGTATACAACATAGAAGCAACTGGCGGTGGACCTGTCTTGATTGGCACATATCAATCAAGCGGAACTGGTGAACGGTTTGAATTGTTGAACCAGCATCCCTATCAAACGTTGTTGCTGCAAGGTTTGGTGTATTGCACCGTCGAAACCGATGTTTCGTTTGCACCAACAGCGTCGCAAGCAATTTACATTGAGTTGGAATTTGAAGAATTTGACAACCATTGATCTTGACAAGCGCTTTCTTAGCGCATAATCTGAGAACTGTACCGGCCCAGTAGACCGGGGTTCCAATGGAACATGAAATGACTGATGAAGTCCAAAACCTAGCGGAAGTAGACTCCGCGCCAGCCCCCGAGGTGACGGCCACCACGGATCAGGCACAAAACGCGCCGGAAGTCGCTGACCAGAGCAACGAACAAGTCGAGGAGAAAAAGTTCTCTCAGGCCGAACTCGATGCGATGATCGGCAAGCGCCTCGCAAGAGAGCAACGTAAGTGGGAACGTGAGCAGCAAGCCAAGCAAGCAGAAATGCAAGTGAGGCAGTCGGTGCCGTCAGAGTTACCGCCTGTTGACCAGTTCGAGTCTCCTGAAGCCTATGCGGAAGCATTGGCGATGAAGAAAGCCGAAGAACTGATCGCGCAGCGTGAACTCCAAAAGCAACGCGCTCAGATTGAAGAAGCCTACGCTGAAAGTGAAGAAGAAGCCCGTGGCAAGTACGACGACTTTGACCAAGTTGCCTACAACCCACAACTTCGCATCACCGACGTGATGGCCGAGACAATCAAAGCGTCCGATCTCGGACCTGATCTGGCCTACTGGCTGGGCAGCAATCCGAAAGAAGCTGATCGCATCTCGCGTTTGTCGCCGCTCCTGCAAGCGCGTGAAATTGGGAAGATCGAAGCCAAACTTGGTGCCGAACCTCCCCAAAAGAAAACAACGTCTGCGCCAGCACCGATCAAGCCGGTGACTGCCCGTGCAACGAATCCCGGTGTCACTGACACCACCGATCCTCGGTCTGTCCAGACTATGAGTGCATCGGAGTGGATCGCAGCCGAGCGTCAACGACAAATCGCCAAAGCACAGGCACTCCGCAACCGCTAATTTTAGGAAATCATCATGGCAAACAGCCTGCTTACCATTGACATGATCACCCGCAAGTCTCTTGAAATCCTCGAGAACAACCTCGTGATCACCCGCAACGTGAACCGCCAGTACGACGACAGCTTTGCTGTTGAAGGTGCGAAGATCGGTTCGACCCTGCGTA